TAGGACGGTGTTTATAAAAAGTTTGACCTCTTTTCGTGATGTTAACGGTTTTTTTGTATCTCCTGCCATGATTATACCTTACTTTCCACTTTTACATCAATCGGTTCTAATTTCTCTTTTGAGCCTGCGTCAATAATCGCTCCTGTCTCCATATTAATGTTTACTGCCTGTCCTGGGGTCACTCCGCACTCAATCATCTTATGTGTAACCCAATTAGTTTTAGCATTCTCCAGTACTTTCGCAATATCTGATTCAGACTTTGCTACTTCCTGGCCATTGTGGATCATAGCAGTGTTGCCCGCTATCTGTGTTGCCCTCCAATGTTGATTATTAGCAACAGTGGTCAGCCCTTGTATCTCCTTCAACTCTTGAGGGTTTAAATTCCTCCTTTCTATCTTCTTTTTACCTAGGAATTTCCTAGCTCTGCGCATTGCGCTCATTTTTGACATATGTCTTATTTTTTTAAACCTAATAACTTATCTATTTTTTGACAGGCCTTCTCAAGCCTTTCGTCACCTATTCTTATAAACGTATTCTTCTCAAATATATCACGTTTTAAGTAAAATACTTCATCTTCCTTCTCTTTCAGCCTTACTTTCAATTCATCAAAGCCCCATTTTTTCTTAAAATATTCCTTTATCATAGTCCTGTGTCGTCTTTTCTAGCTTGTTTAATTTTTTCGTTCTCACCTCTACGTTGAGATTCAGCAAGCAGTATTGGATCAGTTAAAGAGTCGTACATTCCTCTAAATGGATCATTCGTCCACTTCGCAGCTTTGTTAAATTTTTTTCTCATTAGACTGCTGCGGGTGTTGGCTGCCCTGGTTGAACTGTTTGTAATCCTGCTTCTGTCTTAGGTAGTGCCCCTGTATCAATACCCTTCTTCCTCATGGCCATCTCAATCATAGCTGTACGCCTTATTGGGTCACTTTCAAGAGCAATGAATTCAGCAAGGGATTGCAGCTCTGCGGGTAGTCCGATTTGCTCTCCTGTAATTATAATTGAAACTCTAGGCTTAACTCCCTTAAACATTTCCTTAGTTGCTTTCACTAACAGTTGTGGTCTACTGATTAACTCCTCCATCTTCTCTGCTTTCAAAGCGTCACCAATCTCTTTTGTATGGGGTTGCATGAATACTAAATTGTTTACATACCAATTATCCACGATAATCTTATATAAACGTCCTAGCATTTCACTGTCACCAGTGAGTCGTAACACTTCTTCTGCGCTTAACTCTTTCATTAAGTCAGGTATTAGCCACTCTTCAAATATAAATGTATATGGAAGGGTAATCTTTTGTCGTATAAAGACATACAACTTCCCTGCATTTTCGTTTAATAATTTAGTTGTTCCTAGTGGCGTACCTGAAGCGGGTGTAATTCCTGTTACCACTTCTTGAGAGTTTGTCAAGTCATTCGCTAATGATATCACTCTGTTCCAGTCAGCTACGAGTTGATCGAATGAGTCCATTCTTAAAATGACTTGAGTAAGATTCTTAGCAGTTATAATGTCCCCGTTTCTCATGTCGGTTAAAATGTTTTGTACTACCAACTTATCTTCTGACGCAAGTACAGTTTTAGAGGCAAGCTCTAATCCTTGTGCTAGTTGATTACCAATTTGGTTGGCCCTTACTTGAAGGTCAAACAATAATTCATAAATACCTTTTCTCCACCAACGGCCTGCGTACCTAGAGCGATGATACTCTTTATAGATGTCTGACATCTTTTTGCCCTTCAGTTCTTCTGCAAACATGATGTACTCAATCGTCACTCCGCTAGTGTTTCCTTTAACTCCTGCTGCAATAACTCTAGCTAAGACAAATTTGTTTTTGTCGTCCTCTAGTGGTGTTTCTTCTTTATAAGTTTTTAAATCAAATACAGAAACCTCTCCATTTCTTTCGTAGATATCATAGTAAGGCACAGTTGTGTTTGACTCTTGTGTTCCAATCTTAGTCTTGTAGGTCTTCTCACTCATCTGCTCAATAACTTCCTTTACGTTTTCCCATACATTCATTTTGGCCCTCAAATCTGAGGCTGTAAATTGATGTCGTTCTATTACTGGTGTTTCATCTAAACTAAAAGCGGTCTGATTTATGACATAGAAATTTGAGATGTCTACACGCTCATAGGTCTTCTTTATTTTCTTCCATACAACATTACCCCATCCTGCACCCTCTTCGATAGCCGAGTTTATTTCTTCCGCTTGTCCTGTGACCTTCAAATACTCTTCTATCTTTAAATTAAGAATAATCATTGGCACTTCATCCATTTTGGCGGGTGAATACGCCTCAATATTCTTTGTATCAAAATCTATATTTTTAACTTCGTTTTCAATCCTGGGTGATATGATATCAAACCAGTACTTGTAATTACCTTGTGTGTCAAACTTACCAGTAGGATATGTTTGTGTGTCAAAAAGTGCTATTCGGTTAGTTATATTGTATTGAGAAAATGTATATGAGTTGTCATTGTTGGCATAAACCTGTTCGGTCAAGAATTGCCTGATCTCACTTTCTATTTGGCCTATTAGACCCGCTCCTTTAGTGTCTTCTTTTGCCATATTAGTTTAAATTATACGCCTTGGTCGTTAGATGTCAATTTTTCCCTTCTAGTTTCGGCTACACGTTGACGATCTGCTTGTGTTACGTCCTCAATTGATATGCAAGAAACGATTGCGTAACCTATTCCGTCCATATGATGATTAAATTTATCTATTGGGGTATTAAATAAGTCCCCTTCTTTGTCTTCCATCCATGCATAGTTTTCTACTTCCCTTTTAATGTTCTTACTTCTTGATGTATAACTAATTTTCATGTTCTGCACTTTCTGAATCCTCCAATTTAAGTATGATATCTTTCCACCCTCTTCATCTTGCTTCTGTTTCTTTGCTCCTAATATTGTGACACCTTCGTCCTTTACTTCATCAATACTTTTCGGCTCTGAGCTGTCACCAATAACTAATGTATCAGGATTCTCTAAGTTCATTAAGAATTGGCCTAGCTGTTTATTCTTCTGTCCTGTTTTGTATAACCTTTCGTCAACAATATATCCTCCGTTATATTCGTATAAATCTCCTATAGCTGTTTCATCATTCGTGTACCCAAAGTCTAGCCACCTTCTAACAAGTTTCGCCTCATGTGGTATCTCGTCAATTTCTTTCCAGTCTTTGTATATCCTTCCCCGTACAGTCTCAGGCACGTAGCCCTTAATCATGTTATAGAAATACGCGGGCTTCGTCTTCTCGTAGTTCCTATAATTGCGAACACTATCTTTTGATAAGTTCTTAATGTTGTCTTCAAAACTTGTGCGAATATAAATTGTGTCAGTAGCGTCTTTCTTTAAGGAAGGAAGGAAAAAACCCTTTACGTTAGGAATTAAAGCTAGGTTAAACCACCTCTTTATAATCCAATGGGTCTTAGGTGGGCAATTCAAGAGCAGTATTATTGTGATATCCGCTTTTATCGTCCTTAACGAGTCGTCAAGTTGCATAAAGTCCTCTTCGAGAATCTCGTCAGCCTCCTCTATGATCACCGTGGTGTAGTTGGCAAGTGATTTTAATTTTGACTTCTGCTCTCCTGATGACTTCCTAAACCCTACCGCATTGATACTGTTCATTCCATACTTGATGGACATTAAGCTGTCGTTTATTTCTAGCTTGTCATTTATTTCGTTTTCTTCTGTACGGTCAATTATCTCTCTGTAAATAGAATTTCTTATGTCACCCAAGACGTAACGCATTATTGCGCAACGAAAATACTCTTTAGCTACGAGTTTGGCATTTGCAAATTGTGAGGCCACTGTAGACCGCCCCGCCCCTCGTCCACCCATGAGGATGATGTAACGGATCTGTTCTTCATGTTGGAATAAACTTTTGTATTCCTTATTCACTAACTGTTTCATCTTCGTTCTCTTTGAAGTCGGATAAAATTATTGTGTTGCCTTTAATTGGTTTGTCATCTGTGGTGTGGTCGATACGATCTTTGTACCTAAATGCTGCTTTGAGATAGAAAATTGCGCCTACAGGGATCTTGCTTGATAGTCTTTGTGCCCACGCGTCCTCTATAACGGCATAAGCTCTCTTTATTGTGTCGGAAAACCCACCCCCTCCCTTAGCATTGACATACTCAGAAAGTGTGTCCCTATGACAACCTAAATGCAAAGCTAACCCTGCCTTAGTGGGCATATCGCTCTTACCATCATCCACAGAGGCAAGATAGCCGTCAATCTCAGTCTTAAGATCTTCAACAGACTCCCACTTTCTAGGTCTTCCCCTTTTTAAAGCCATGTTTATTTCCTTCTTTTAGTCACCCTCTTTGCAGCAGCTCTCGTTTTCTTTGCGCTACCTACTTTCTTGCCACCTTTAGTCCTATATTGAAACCTACCTGTCCTCGTCTTTGTTACTTTTGGCATAACATTTTTACTTAGATTTATATAGAAACAGTATACAACATATAAATAAAGTTATCCACACATCTTCTTGACATCTATACCCATTGGGTATATACTCTAGATATTAGAAGTTAATAACAAAGACATGAAAAAAGTACTACATCATTCAATACAAAGAGAATCACATGGGGGTGTATTAAACACAACACTTTGTGGTCGTATGGATAACAACTTAGAAGACGGATGGAATATTGCAGAGGGTGAGCCAGTAACCTGCAAACACTGTTTAAACGCAGAACAAACATACTGGGGTAAAAAGATAATAGAACAGGCAATATAAAACAAAATTATTTAATAATCAATAAAAAACTTATGGAATATACAATAAACATGGCGGACATGTGCGAACTAGCCCACGCACTAACAGTTAGAGACTGTAACAGAGATCGTATAACGATTGATGTTATAGAGGACAATGGCGATACACGCTACACAGAGGAAGCACAAGACATATTTAACAATTATCTTGCTATCGTTGAAGAAAATTTAATAGGAGAGGATAAACAAGAGCCAATACAAGAAAAAGATATTATTAGAAATGATGATGGCGATGAAATAGAACAATAAACATGGAAACAACACTATATAAAGTATCTTTTGATGACGGCAGAGTTTTTAAGGTATTTTGTGCCAACAAAGCTCAAAAGAATAGATTTAGAGCAACAGTTACAACAGGAGAAGCCGTCACAGTTGAAGTATTAGAAAATGGTATACACAATATTAAACAATGGGAGGATATGCAACATGACCTGTAAAACATGCAATGGCGTAAATATCTACCATTGTACACGCTGTTTTTACAAATGGTGCGGTAAAAAGACCCCTCCTAAAGTATGTGCTAACAAAAAATGTAAGTCACCATACTGGAATAAAGCAAAAAGGCTCCATTAGGAGCTTTTTTTTATCCACATATCCCCACTTTTATCCCCAGAACCACAGCGACCACCCTTTACCACCCTTTACCACCCTAGGTGGTAAGGTTTTCACAGCTCAACATAGCCATATATTGCCTAAAACAGTGGTTTACCACCCTACCAACCAAACGAACACTTTATATATAATAAAAAATAATAATAATAATAATAATAATAATAATAATTTATTTAGAAAAAGGGTGGTTGGTTGGTAATATAGAGAGAATAACCTTATTTTAAGGGGTGAAAACCTTACCACCCTAGGGTGGTAAAGGGTGGTCGATTACCAACCAATCGTTGATTAGACAATTATTTATAAAAATGTAAATAGTAAAGTTATACACATTTAAACATTTGCATATTTATTTCATCCGTATATAATAGATTTACAGACAAAAAAAAGAGGCTAAACTCGTAAAAGCTCACCTCTTTTTTTAACACATGAAAGCGTTATGAATAGTATACATCAAAAAGAAATAAATAACACCGCTCAGCAGTACATAATGGAGAGAGGATGGTTTGTAATTCCAGCCACGCTAGAGAGAGAAAAAGACGGTAAGAAAAAAGTAAATGTAAAATCAGAGTATTGGGATAAAGATTCTAAAGAGAAAGGATTAGACGATCCCACCTTAGTAGCAGAAGTATTTAAGGGTAAGAACGCGATGGGTATCGTGACAGGCTACAGGTCAGGCATTACAGTACTAGACCTAGATGTAGATAAAACCACAGGCAAGCCCGCTACCCCACTATCAGCATTCCCAGAGACATACACAGTTAAGACTCAATCAGGAGGGTACCACCTGTACTATAAGTATTACCCAGACAGAGCCAGTAGAGCAGACGTAGGGGGAGATAAATACAAGAAACTCGATTGTAGGAATGATGGAGGATTTGTATTCGCACCGCCCAGTACCATTAATGGTACTGTGGCCTATAAAGTAATAA